TTAATAGGCTAAGTTAAATCCAATCGCCTTCTTTTTTTAATTCAAATACTCTTCTTAAATTCCAAACACTTGATGCAGCAAAATCACCGTTTGGGTCATTAACAGCAACAAATCCTGAACCACCATTGCCACCCATTCTTGACGAAGATGCAGGGCCATAAGTACCACCACCGCCACCGCCACCTTTATTAACAGCACCAGCAGTTGATGCCAAATCAGATGCAGAGCCGCTTCCATATCCTGTTCCGCCAGTTCCTCCTGGACCAGGAGCTCCTCCTTTGTCATTAGGAGCTGAAAGATTGCTATCACCTGCTGCTCCTCCACCACCGTCTGCTCTAGCTACTGGAGAACCTGTAATAGAAGATGCTACACCTTGTCCGCCTCTACCTCCAATAACATTATCAGGATTACCTTTTTGACCTGCTTCACCTGCTCCACCGCCACCTACAGCACAACCATAGTTTGAGTCTGGACTTCTAGCACCTCCACCTGGATAACCTTGATTAGCTGTTCCTGCACCTGCAGCGCTTCCGTCAGGTTTATTACCAACACCATACCAAATACCAGAACCTCCGCCTGAGCCTCCATCTTGTCCAAGCTGACTACCACCAGCATTACCACTTGGATTAGTATAAGCAAACCTACTTCCGCCTGAGCCTCCGCCAGCAGAAGTTATGGGGCCAAAACTAGAATCTGCTCCAGGTCGCCATTCTCCATGTGCTCCTACAGCAACTCCCCCTGCTCCAACTACAACAGGTACTGTTGAGCCTGCGGTAACAGTTAAAGCTGATTCTGCGGAAGCTCCACCACCAGATGCTTCGCCTGGTGTAGATGACCTGTAACCACCAGCTCCTCCACCTCCGCCAAAAAAACCTCCTGCTCCACCACCAGCAACTACTAAATAAGTTACTGAGGTTGTTTTAGAAGGTACTGCATAGTTTGTACTACTGTTAAAAGATGTTACTTTTGCTGAAAAAACTGGGTCTTGGGCTGCACCAATTAATGGACTTCTTTCATTTCTTGTAATAGGCATAATATTAAACCTCGCTCCATTGTAGATTACTGGTTTTCCAAACGTAGTCAGTTTCTGTTACTGGGTCAGTAGTTTCGTCAAATGTTTTACCTATCCATCTTCGATTAGCTTCATCCCATGTTGCGTTAGCTCTAAGACCACCTATATCAACCGTGTTTGGAAAATTTACTGGTGCTTGCCAATCATCGTTCGTGTTTAAATACCAGGAGGGAAAGGGTTGTGGTTCTATAAATTTATCTTTAACTTTATCGTAAGTGACGCCAATACCTGCAAATCGTTTTCTAAAATTATTGTTATAAGAAGTTTGTTTCCAAGCAACGCCACTTTCTAAATGTGGGACAATAGAAGCTACAAAAGTTTCTGCTTCTGTGCTCAACTCGCCACCGTTAGCATCTACATCCTCGTTGGATATTACTACTACTCGTATTACTTTATTATTACTATCAAGTTCTGCAAAATGAGCCATATTTCAACTCCTTATGCATCACCTAATATTTCACCAGAAATGACATACTCTAAATCACTATTAGCACTAGCTTGCATCCTTAACAAGTCTGTTTCATCTAAGTAAATTCCTGAATTTTTATCAATAAGCACTAAAGTTGAATCTGCTGGTACTGCAACTGTTGATGCAATAGCATAATAATTTGAGCCATTATTTCTTGATACTGACACACTTATATTTGCTGCATTTGTACCATCTACGTTTGCAATTATTATTGTATTAATTTTATATATTACATCAGCAGGTACGTCTATTACGTCTACTGCTGAAGTTGTGACTGCTCCACACATATTAAATCCTTGTATGGAAGTTACGTTTACTATATTTACTGCTGCCATATTTTTCTCCTAAATTATCCGAATACAACAGCCATGGCAATGGCTTTACCTGTTGAGGTTTTTGTATTGAGCTGGGTTTGTATATTGGAAGTTACTCCGTCACTAAAGTTTAATTCTGCTGCTGTAGAAGTTACTCCATCAAGTATATTTAATTCGGCTGCGGTGCTAGTAACACCATCTAAAATATTTAATTCTGCTGTTGTACTTGTAACACCATCAAGAATATTAAGCTCGGCTGCTGTAGATGTTACTCCATCTAATATGTTTAATTCAGCAGCGGTTGATGTTACTCCATCTAATATGTTTAGTTCAGCAGCAGTTGATGTGACTGTAGTTCCGTTAATAGAAATAGCATCTGTTTCAAGACTTCCATTAACATCCATATTTCCTTCTAAGTCTATATCACCATTTACAATTAAATCATCTGTAACTGTTAAATCATCTTCTACTTTTAAATCTACTACATTGAGACTAGCAAAAGCGTCAACCATTGCTGCACCAGAACCAGCTCCATCAGAGTAAATTGCTTTAGTATCTCCAGCAGGTATTGTAACGTTAGCTCCACTACCCTGAGATATAATTATGTTTTGTGAGCCAGTAGTACCATTTTCTATAAACCACAGTTTAGATACGGTATTAGGAGCTATGGTAATAGTACAAGCACTATCAAGAGTACCTGTGTATTTTAAAAATATTGAACGTCCAGGGTCAGTAGAACCGTCTGCTATTGTGGTGGTATGTGTATCAGCGTTTGTGGTTATTGCTTCCGTGCCAAAGCTAAATGCTTCAGCAATTAACTCTAAGTTAGTATTTGTGCTAGTTCCCCAGGTACCTGATTCATCACCGGTTGCTATTTCTTTTAATCTTAAATCGTTTACATATGTTGCCATGTTTGTCTCCGTTCAAATTTATTATAAGTTGTTTTTTTGTAAAAGTTAAGCAACTTCTTCCCAGTTAGGGGTTTGTGAATCATCTATTAAGCTCCAAATACGTGTAAATCCTACTAAACCTTCTGCTTGTCCTAATTCAGTTGATATATTTGCTTTACAAACTGTAGTGACTGTTCCTAAGGAAGAAGTGCCTGCAAAACCAGTTACAAAAACATTATTTACTGTCCTGGTTGTACTTGTGCCTAAAGCTGATGTTGTACCAAATCCAGAAACTGATAAATTATTATTACTGACTGTCGTAGCAGCACCTACATTTCCAAATATAGGTTCGTCAAAACCAACAGATAAATTATTGTTTGTTGATAAAGTTGCTGTACCTAAGGCTGACGTACTAGCTAAACCACTCACCGAAATATTATTTACTGAAGTTGTTGTAGCTGTACCTAGATTTCCTGCTGCTAATACACTTGAAGCTGGTGCATTAGCATCGGCCTGAATAACCACGCTTAAAGAACCTAAAGATGCGGTTACTCCACTTACTGATACTATGGCTTGAGCGTTTACTGCTGCAACGGGAGTTCCGGCTGTACCTGCACTAGGCGCAGTTATTTCAAGAGGAACACTTGCTTGGCCATAAGCGAGTTGGCCCCAAGTACCTCGACCCCAACCGTTAAGGAACTCAGCCATTTTAGGCTATACGTATAATTGCCGTAGAAGCTGCCTTTGCTGGAAATACTACTGTAAAATCACCTGCGGTAGAAGTTTTATCTCCACCAAAATCTATAGTTGCTACTGATTTATCACTATTTGTATCGTTATAAATCATACAGCCTCTTGCTGTAATTGTAGCTGTACTAAAGGTTAAGTCATTAAAGTCTGTAACTGCGGTAGTTCCCGTAGCAGATGGTGTCACGTTAGTTAACGCAGAACCTCCTGAAGTATAGTTAGTACCACTAGCTTGTCCAGTCGTAGTAAAAGCAGTTGTAGTAGCTCCTAGAGTAGCTGAACTTGTATATAAAGCCAGTTTAAAACTATTACCACTTGAATTAGTAAAGTTATGAGTTCCAGTTAAAAGCTCTACTTTAAAGCTTGTTGTAAGAGTAGATGTTATTGCCATATTAAATACCTTTAATTATTTTTGCTATATCTTCGCTACCTTGACCAGATAAGTCTTGTATCAAAGTGGCTTTATAAGATTTTAAAGCATTTTTTATATAAATCAAACATACTTTGTATATTAGTTCTTGGTAGGCTCTTGCTTGAGCCTTAACATGCTCTTCATTATCATCTGAAACTCCTACTATTTTTTCTGTTAGTTGTTTTGCCCAAAACTCTGGAGGATGACCTCCATACTGGGTTGTAGCAATTTCTACCATACCTAATTCAGGTAATCCATCTGGAGTTATTTTTATTACCATTTGTTAGGCTCTACAGGCTCATTTTTTTTTAAATGAGTGTCATTTTTATCTATTAAAACAGGTTCTTTTTCTTTTTCTGGCTCTTGATTTTTTATAACTTCACTACGATTCATACTTTGCAAATTACCTTCATTATCAGATAAAACAATTAAAGGGTCATCTAAACGATGATAGCCATATAATTTTTCTTCTGCTGGAACTGCTGCATCAAGCAAATAACTTGACTGAGCTACTTCTACTTTCATTCCATCACTCATACATTTACTTAACCAAAATTCGGTACAAGCTCTACCAGCTTCTGCAAAATATAAATTGCCTTTATATCCAAAATCTACGCCAAACATTTGTAAATGCCCTATTTTATTGTATAAAGCAAAAGCTATTGCATAAGCAACAGTATTATTAAAATAATGACATCCCCATTCTTTTAATATTTCATCAATTGGATATTCAACTAGACCAGGACATCTTTCGTCTAGTTCACATGTATATATGGGTCCTTGATGTTCTTTTAATACTTTAGCCATACTATTAGTTTGGCCTCCTGCATCATCTGTATCTAAAAACCTAGATGGTGGGTCCATCATAAATACTCTATCATGGTATATAACGTCAGAAACTGCGTTAATTGCCCATACTTCATCAAATTTTGCGCCATGTGATTTTGCCATGCAGTAGTCAAACCAACTCCTGCCCATGCCAACAATGGCTACATTTTTCCCTTCAAGCTCCTTGATTGGATTCATACTTATCTCCTTTTTTTAAGTTAACTTACTTGCGAGCGGAGTGAGTCATATCGGTATTCATCTCGTCTACCTCTTGCCTCGGCTCGTTCTTTTACTCTTGCTATTTCTTGCGAGAATCTATTTTCATAATTTGCTAATAAATCTGGCTCACCCTTCATAAAAGTATGGCCTTCAATTAAAGATGCATATAGTAAAGCATCTCTAGCATTTTCAGATAACCAGGTACCTGATGTTTCTGTTACTAAGCTGTTTGGTCTGTATAAATAATGTAATTCTACTGTGTAATTTGCATCTGGTACTGGAGCTATTGCTATTGTTGAGCCAGAACTAGAAGATGTTGAATATGATTTGTCATAGTCTGCATAATACTTTGGCAATCCTCTTAAAGAAGTATCACTTAAATCTGGAGCGTACTCTTGCATAAAACTTGGATGTTTTTTTAATAAAAAATGATAATCATTTGTTGTTGAATCTATAACTGCTAATGAAAAACTAAGAAGAAAATCACTTGGAGCTGTTAAAAATCTGTTTCCTGTTGTTACTGCACCTTCAACATTTTTACGAAATACATCTTCTTGAACTAAGTTAAATATTCTATCTTCTGCGTTTTTAACAAAATCAGGAATGCTTGCAACAAAAGTGGATTCATCATTATTAAGGTAATTTTGAATTAACGTATTTAGTTCTGCATAAGTCATAATTAACTAATTGTAACCTCTCCAAGAGATGATGTCATTGTAAATCCTTCTATAGAACTTCCAAGTATTTTGTCATTGTTTGTTAAAACATAACCAAACCCAACTTCAACATCATTATTTGGCCTTGGTTCGTATAAAGCTTCTGGGTCAGCTACAGCAGATTTTGGTTCTAATTGAGGGTGTTTTTTTTCAAAACATTGTGGGCAAGTTTTTAAATTATTCCATTCTTTTTTTAAATCTAACAACTTATATTCAAAACCACATCTATCGCATAAAGCTTTTGCAAATTTTGCTGAAGCGTAAGCCATTAACTTAAATAGGGTCTAATTCTAAATGAAGCCCTATCCTCATCTGTTGAAGAAGCTCTATCAAATTCTTCTTCATACATTTGTTTTAACATTTGAGTTTTTTCTGGAGCTTTTTTTACTGATATGTAATAGGCTAATCCTGCTGCAAAACAAGGATAAAATCTAAAAGGCATATCCATCGTATTAATAGCAGTATCTGCATCATCCATTCTAACAATCTTGTTAAATACAAGTATGTCTGTAGAGTTTTCTGGTGCGGGCCATATTTTTAAAACAGCTGCATTTTGTTTATCAAGAAAAAATTGAGTAGGTCTTCCTGTTGTTTCTTTAACTGGAATATTAAGATATTCGCTACGACTTAATCTTCTCATAGATAAATCAGTAGTTACACTTCCATCTGTTCTTCTAATACTGCAATCTAATATATCTACAACATTAGAATTTAAAGTATATGATTTTGTATCTTTAGTAACAGTTTGAGTTCCCTCTTCAATAGTCCATTGATTTAAACCTCTGTTGGCCCATTCAGCTAACATAAGATTTATAGAGCGTTTTGCAGTTACTAAATCGTAACCAGTACGTAATTCAAGGCCGCATCTTTCAAAAGCTTCTTCAACAAACTCAGTTACGTTAGGTTCAAAATTTGTACTACTTGATGTTGCCATAATTAATCTTCCTTTGGAGCGTATAAGTTGTCAAACGTTATATTTGCATCCATATAACTATCATGTTTTTCTGCTGAGTGAATATATTGACTAGGACAAAAATCTGGTGGACCCTCTCCAACACGCCATAAAGCAGGATTTGTAGCCCTTACTCTATTATTTGGTAAGGCTACAAAATTGCCAGTATATTCACCAGCGTCTGTTAAATATAACACATGTGATTGTTTATGTTGAGCAGAATCATCTGCAATACTATTTTCCGTATAATCAACAGTAAACATATAAGTTCCAGTATAAAATTCTCCTCCAATTTTACATACCCAAGGAGAAGAACTTACTCTGTCCATAACAACAACAGAATGATGATGACTAAGACAGTCCCATGGTTGAGCTAAATGGTCTTCCATTGATTTTGGCCATTCTTTTAAGGGCATATCAGCTATAAGAGCTTGTATTGGCATTCTTGCCCACATGGCACCGCCATGTATATTTTCATCTGGATAATTTTCTAAATCTGTTTCACAACCAGTAAAAACTACTTGAAAAGATAATGAACGGTCTGGAATTGTATTAACTGCTATAACCAAAGCATGTAAATATTCTCCATGATATTTTTGATGATTAGCAGTAAATTCTTTGCGTACCCAACATTTGAACTGAGGTATGTTCGATATTAAATATGACATAAAGCACTATTATTTTACAGCGCCGCCTTTAGACATATATTTACCGCCTTTGGACATATATTTAGTTTTCTTTTTTGCTTCATCTTCATTTTTAAAATTTGCAACTCCGCCTTTAGACATATATTTACCGCCCTTAGCCATATATTTAGTTTTTTTCTTTGCTTCGTCCCCTTTTTTCATACCAACTGGGCCACCTGCATAATATTTAGTTCTTTTAAACATTCTATTCTCCTAACTTATTGTAGTTACTTTTCTACGGTTATTCATAACTTTACCACAACCTTTAGCTATAAAACCACCATTACTTTTTTTAACTCTGCTGTCTTTCCAACTAATTGCTTTTGGCCCTTTTTTCTTTTTTGCTGCTGAGGTGCATTGAGCCATAGTTGGTCTACATGCAGGATAACCTCTTTTTTCTCCTTTTTTTCTACCGCAGGGTTTACCAGTTTTACAATCAACCCAACCTTTGCCATCGTTTTTATTAAACCAATCTCTTAAGGTTTCTTTAGCCATTATGCTAATTTGGTTCTTTTACGCTTTCCAGGCATTAACATTGTTTGCCCTTTACAAACAACTCCTCCTGCAGCTTTTTTTGTTCTTGATTTGTTACCGTAGTTAGCAGCACCTACTTTTCTACATTGAACTAATCTGCCACTAGCATAAGCACTTGGCCAAACTTTAGCACTACGTTTTACTTTATGGTAACAAGCGTCTTTCTTTGTTTTTGATTTTGATTTAGCCATAATTTAAACCGTCTAAGTGATAGTTTAGCGTAAGCTCTTCGCCAACACTAATTTTTTTTGATGTTATTACGTTGTAAACTCTATAGTCATCCCAATCTAACTCTTCGCTTAAATAACAATTACATTCTTCTGAATGATTTAAAAAACCACCTATTGAAGTTCTTATGAACCCTTGGATTATTGGTACTTTAATGTGTGACATTCCTATATCAAAATCTTCATTTATATCTTGTATTGCAAATAACCCAAACCCTTCAATAGGGCTTTTTTGCACTTCTATACAATCAGGTAAAGGTTTATAATAAAACTTATTGTAAACAGGATACATTTAACAATCCCAGTCTCTTCTAGCCCAATAATTAGCACTACATCTATCACTTTTTATTCCACCACTTCTAGCGCAATAAGATTTTTTTCTAGATTTAGTGTTTTTGTGCATACCCATTTTTGCATCGCCAAAGGTAATTCTTTTAACTCTACTGCTTTCGCTACTACAGTTTTTAACAAAAACTTCTTTTCGCTTTTTACCGTATCCAGGGCTACCTTTTGAAATAGCCCTGGGTTTGTTAAGAGTTACTGTTTTACCTTTGTATTCAGCCATTATAAAAATTAATCAAAATCTTTATAAAGGGTAAGAACTATTACATAAGAATCGCCGTTAGAATGTCCAGTAGTAGTCAGCATAATATCGCCAGTTTTTCCACCAGAGGCGGCTGTATTTCTAATACCTCCAAACTCGGTAAAATCTTCATCTGTTGTATAGTCTGCGTTTAAATCCCAACAGATTGTATCTGTAGTTGCATCCCATAAAAGCTTTACACTCATTCCAAAAGTAGAATATACAATTTTTGCTAAACGTACGCCCGTACATGCTTGGCCTGTAGAGCTATCACTTAAAGCGCTAACATCTATCTTTTTAACTGCTGCCTCGCCTGTACCATCTGATGTATTCGTTAACTGAATAATAGCGACTCTATCACTATCCATCAACGTTGTTGAGGTTACTGCGTCTGCCATAAATTACTCCTTACGCGTCAGCAAATGGAGTTACTACAGTACCAGAAGCAAGGTTAATACCTTCTACTGCGTACTTGGCTGCACCAATAGCGGTTACTTTAATAACAGTACCAACTATGCCACCTTTAGTAGAGCCATTTAAAGTAATAACATCATTACTAGCGCCTGAAAAGAATGTTTTACCTGCTGCATCACTTTTACCCATATATAGTCCGCCAACGAACTTATCAGTTCCGTCAGTTTTAATATCTAAGTCTGTAGCTGCTGTTTCAATTACAAAAGTAAATGTAGCACCTAAATTATTAGTTTGATTAGGGTCATCATTGCTTCCTGGAGCAGTAGCAACAATACTTGGTAAAGTGAATTTACCATCTGCATCGTTACAAGTTAACATTTTACCAGCGTGTGAATTTACGCTTAGTGTTGTATCTGCAGTTAAACTAACTACGTTAGCATTACCTGCTGAAATAAATCCTGCTAAGGACTGTATTGGACCTGAAAAGGTTGATTTTGCCATAATTTCCTCCTGGGAAATAAGTTCTACTGTCTTGGCTTGTCTGCTAGGTCAGTCTGTAGAACAAGTTAATAAATCCTAGTCCTTTGATTGTATATTACTTTTAAGCAAAAAAAAAGGGAGCCGAAACTCCCTTTAAACAATCAATTAAGATTATGCTCCTTGTGATGCGAACACCGCTCTCCAATTGGAGAAACCAAAGGAATATCTTTCTCTAGCCTTGTAACGCATGTTACCAGTATCGAAATCACCTTCTAGTGATGTTTGCATTGGGCTTCTTTCAAAATGTTTGAATCCATCAGGACAATCTGTCTTTAAGAACCAAGCATCGGTATCTGTTAGATAGTTGTTAACAACATATCCTTCAGGGACCATACCCATATTTTTAATAGCATTAATGTCATTGTCAGACGTACCAACTCTTCCAGGAGTTTGTAATAATCTGTCAGCAACAAATTGCAATTGAGGTGGAACAATAAGCTTTCTGCCTTGTAGAGCAATTGTCAAATTTCTGTCATCAACTAAAGTTGAAACATTAATAAGAGCATCTTCTAATGAAGTCTCATTCAAGTCAGCATAAGCTGTTGGTCTGTTACTAGCAGTACCACCGCCACCTAGAGGGTGAGAGTTTGATACTAAAGCAACACCATCACCACCAGTAAAACTGCTGCTAAAAGCGTTATTAAGAACAGAAGCTGCCTTAATTTGCTTTGTGTTTGCCATAGACCTTGCTAAAGCTTTTGTATATCTTGAGCCTAGTCTATCATATAAGTTATCTTCAACTGCTTCTTCAGTTAGAGAGAAAGCCAAAGCAACTGTTTCGTGAGAGTAACGTGAAGTAAAGCCTTCAGTAGCGTTGTCATATTCGACAGCATTACCTTCGCCTTTTACTGATGCGTTACCAAATCCCACAATCATTACTTCTTCTTCAAAAGCTCTGTCTGATGATTCAGTTTCATATATTTCAACATGTTGATTATCATGCCTAGCATATTCCATTCCGAACAGGGCGTTTAATCCTGGTTCTAATTCTTTCGCTAATTGCGCTCTATTTATAGCCATTATTATACTCCCGCAGCTGTTCTGTTAAAATGCTCGGCAATTCTGACGATAAAGTTAACATTGGTTGATAAAGACCCAGTTCCTAACGCATTGTTAGAAGGGTCGTTTGATATACCCATGATTCTCAATTGAGCTGTACCAGTAGCCATAGTGCCACTAATTTTAACTCCTGAGACGCCTGTTATTGAAGAACCTGCAGCATAAACAATATCGCCATTCAAACCAACATCGGTTTGAGTAACGCTACCTGTAGCAGCTGACTGTACTTCAAATAAGACATCTGGGTCGTCGACAACGGCTGCTTTGCAGTCGCTGGTTACTGTCGCTGTAGTCCAAACAGGAGAGAAAATTTTATCTCCGTCTGAATTAGTGAAATGACAGCCTTGGAAAACACCTAGTAATAAATCGCCAGCAGCAGCAACGGCAATGCCGCCTGTGTTGACCATTTTAACTGGGTCGCCTGTATAAATAGTTCCGGTTGTTCCTGATAGAATGTCGTACTCTGTTGTGCCTGTAGAATTAACAGCCGAGCCTAACTTTCCAATAGGTTTTAAACCGAAAGGTGCATTTACATTCGCCATAATATTTACCTTTTTTAAAAAGTTTTATTTAGATGAAATAAGATTAATCTCTTTTTCCACCACCAAAAGTTACGCTTGTAGTTCTCTGAGGTTTTAACATCGGTGAACTAGGGTCAGATTCTTTCATTAAATCATTGTCAACTGCATCTTGTTGCAATTGCGCACGGTCATTGAAATAGGCGTTTCTTTCATCACGTGTTTCATTTGGAATCTTCGCCAACAGCAAACCACCCACGGCCACTACTCCAGCGTGCCTTCCGTCGTCCATGGTGGGAAGGTCGAAATCTCCTATCTCTTCAGCACGTACGAGTTCAAAACCCTCACGCATCCTAGACATAACATTCTTTCTATCTTCTTCACCGACAAGTTCGGCTCTTATCCACCTGTAGGTATAACCTTCAGGCGCAGGAGGCGTGTCCAACATAGATGGGGGACGCCAAGGTTTGCGAGCAGTATCTTTAGCTCGAGTTTCTGCAGAACGTGGTGTTCTGTTATTTTCTTCTACTTTTTTCTCATCAGTCATAATAATTTACCTTTTAATGTACTTAGCATATTCACTAAGCGGCACATTTAAACGTTTTGCCATTTGAACTTCGCTTGCGCTAAGTTTGACCTTACGTTTGCGCCCAGAACTATCAGTTCTTCCAGCTGGTGCAACATTTTGTTGCATTTTGCTATTAGACTTGACTTCATCACCTGTTGAGAATTTGTGAGGAAATTCAGTTCTGATACGTTTATCTATCTCATCGTAGTACAAAGTATCGGAAGTGTCAAAACCTTCTTCTTCTACTAACTTTCGATGAATGTTAAAAGCAGCTAGAGTCATAGTCTCATCTTCTCCAAACCACTCATTTTTATTAGCCCAATCTTCAGCAGCAGGGTCAGGTTTTTCTTGTTGTTGAACTTGAGGCTGCGCTGGAGTTTGGTAATTTTGATAATTTGTTGGTTGTTCTATTTGTACTGGTTGAGTATTAACCAACTTACTTTCTTCAACTGTTATTTTATCAAGAATACCTTGAGCTTTAGTTACCTTATCCCAATCTTGTTCTTGATAAGCATTTTTTAAAACTGCATTAGCTTGCGCTCTTTGAGAATTTAATCTGTTTTGAGCTTCACTTAAATAATTTTTATTAAGCTGCGTGCTGTTTTGTTTTAACTTTTGATTTTCTTCTTGTAATGATTGAGCATATTCATAAGCAGAATTTGCTGCTCTTTCTTGCTCTCTCATTTTTTTAGTAAGCGTAGCTATTCTTTTTTGAACGCCTTTAGAATAATCTTCTAATTCGTCTTCTTTTTTATCTTCTTGCTCTTCTTGTTCAGAAACATCTTCTATAGCAGCTTCTGCTTCTTTGTCTTCAGAAACTTCTTCTAACTCAACAATCTCACCTTCTTCTATAGGCGGCTGTTGTATTTCTTCATTTACTTCTGGTTCTGGCATGAGTCCTCCTCACGTTATGCGCTGACAATATCATCCGGGTCTTCAATAGTCGAAATGACCTCATCATCGTTAATAATACGGCATTCTGCATCATCGCCAAGTTTAAACCTAGCTCCTGCATATCTGCCAATTAGCACCCAATCTCCTTTCTTACACCAAGGAGTATCTCCAAATTTGTTTTTATCTGAATAGCACATAGGACCCATCTTAACGACATAAGCTACTACTGTTGCTAAAGACTCTCTATCAACTGTTTCTTTAACTAGCTGAATACCGCCTTCAGTAACGCCTTTGCCTTTATATGGCAATATAAGAATCCTCCAACCCGTAGGTTGAGGCATACGTTCTAAAAATGATTTATCAAGAAGTGTAGGGTCTAACACTCTTTTTGTAGCATCAACAAAAGCATTATCTACTTTTTCTGACACTTCTGGTTTTTTGTTTTGCTGTTGTTTTAAATCTTTTTCAACTGCTTTTGCGACATGTTCAGGAACTATTACCTTGCTCATCGTTTTCTACTACCTTACTTAGCAATTCTCTTAATTCAGATTCTAAGTCGGCGAGAGAATTGTAACGCCCACGTAGATAGTGATATTCTTCAACATCCTTGGTGCCATTCATAATAGCAACTTGGATGTCTTCTTTTTTTTCTGCAATTCTTTTTGTTAGTTGCTCTTGCAACCAAAGAACTGACATTAATAAATTCCAGAAAACTTACCGCCAAACTCAGCAATACCCATACCTTTAGACTTACCTTTACCCATTCCTGGAGTAGATGAAGCTTTAGTTTTTTTAGGGGCTTCTGAAACAGCTTTAAACGGCACGCTACCTTTTCCGGTATAGTTTTGTTTTCCTTTTGTTATCTTTACATTTTTCATATGTGTTACCTTACAATCCTTTTAAACCAATATCAATCAATTTAAGTTCTTTTTGTTGGTCCATTCTATCTCTTGTTGTATCGTCTTTTAAATTTGCTATATCTCTTTGCGCATTAATTCTTTCCATATCAATACCATCTTGACGTAATTTTTCTTCCATACGCATTTGTTCTTTTGTTTCAAACTGGTCTTGTTCTTGTGATAATTGCTGACCTTTTAAAGCAAGTTCTTGTTTTCTTATTGTTACAAGTGGGTCTTCCTCTGGAGGCGCAGAAACTTGTTCAGTAAACTGTTGCACTAATTCTGTCATTATTGGAGAACTAAATTGAGCTAATATTCCTTGCGCTTGGTTCATTATTTGAGCAGATTCAGTAGGAGGCATTTGTTGAGCTTGTTGTTGCATTTGTTGATACTGTTGCATAGCCTCAGGTGGCATTTGCTGTTGAGCAATTGCATCTGCTTTTAATTGTAAATGTTGCATAATGTGTGAATGTATATTTGCTTGTACTTGCGCATTCATTTGAACAGGACTCATATTTAATAAAGCAGCGTGTGAAGCTATATGAGCATCATGGTTTTGTT